GCTTTCATAGCAAAGATAAGTCCAGTAGGTCCTGTCATAGGTTGAACACCACAGATATCGTAGGCTACCAAGTTTGGCATTGCTCTACGAACTAGAGATATAAGAATTGGATCCCAGTTAGCAGCAGTTGCTGTAACACCACCAGGTGCTCCAGCTACAGTACCAGTACCAGCTCCAAGGGCCTCATTCATGGCTCCTCTTTCTTCTTGTATCGCTCTTTCTTGGTTTTCAAGAATAACGGATGTTACAGCTCTCTTATAATTATCTTCAATTTTCGGAAGATCCTTATGTTCGAGGACTGGTGCCCATTTTTCTTGTAAGTTTTCTGACATAAACATTGTTTATAGTCTCCTTATTTAAGTTTACTTGTCTAACGAAGCAAACTTGGTTAAAGCCGCAGTATATTGTGCCATGCCTTCATTAACTGGTTGAGCTACATCGCCCGCTCCAGAAAAATCTGCATCTTCACTAACTACAGCGCTATCGTCTGAGACAGCTTCAACTTTACCAGTTCCGAAATATGATTCTTTAAGAGTAGAAACTTTCTCTACGAATGTTTCTTGGTCTTCGAAATCTACATCTTCTGCTAGTTGTTTTAGCTTCTCAATTTGTGTATCAGCGAGGTCTTTAGACGCTTCGTTGATAATTTTTTCTCTTTGAAGTTCTTCGATATCTTGTTGAGCTGTGATGTTGCTAGCAACTTCTTCGTTCAACTTATCTTCCATCTCATCAAGTCTGTTTGCTAGTTCTTCAACTACATCAAACTTGTCTTCTGGAACTTCAACATAATGTTCTTCAAACAGTTGTTTTAAACCACTAATGAAGTCTTCTGTCAATTCAGATTTTAATCCTCTTTCGATAGCTAACTCATTATCTGATACCCAGCTTTCAGAAACATAGTTTAAGTAAGAATCAACTTTCTCTGTTAAATCATCTTTGATTTCTTCGATTTTTTGTGTTGTTTCTTCTTCTAACTTAGCTTCAGCTTCAGTCATTTGTTCTTTGACTTTAGCAGCTACGGCAGCTTCGAAAATAGTTTTAGCTTTCGCTTTGAATTCTTCACTCAAGTCTTCATCAGCAACTAGTGCATTGATGTCGTCTGTCATGTCGATTTCAACTTCTTCTTTTTTGACTTCTTCGTCTTCTTCTTCATCATCCATATCGTCCATTTCTTTCTGATTTTTAGATGATTTAGCTTCTTCAACTGAATCGTCAGCATCTTCTTCTACTTCTTCTTTTTTAGTAAAGAGTTTAGTAATTTCAGATACTTCTAAATCTTTTAATGCTTCTACTACTTTTCTAATAGTAGCGTTACGCGTAAGTGACTCGGCTTTGCCGTCATCGCCATCTTCTTCTGACCATTTTTCTGCAACTTTTGAATACATAGCTTGTAGTTCTTCACCTGACATTTTCTTCATGTGATCTACAGCTGCTTTCATCATTTCAGCTTTAGTCATGTCGCCACCCATTTCTAAAACAGCTTCGTCTTCTGATTCTGTTTCTTCTTGGTTGACAGCTTTACCCTTTTCTACCTTTGTTTCACCATCTGAAACGACTTCCATAGAATCACCAGAAGGAGAAGCGTTAGTTTTTGGAGCTTCTTTAGTAGAATCTCCAGCAGCTTTAGCTAATTCTGATGCTTTCTTTTCAGCGTCTTTGTCTGATCCAACATCGGAAGGGCTCACATCAGCACCACCCTTAGGTAACTTTGCAGCTTCCTCGGACATTACTTCTGTTATTGTGTTTTCTAAACTTGACATTAGAATACTCCCTTTAAAAATATATTTTTAAACTTTAAATAGTATTTATATATTATAAATTTTTCAGAAAGTCATTAAATACATTTAATTTAACTTCCTGTAACTTTTGTGTTCTAGCTCTGGCTATTGAATGTTTATATTCTTCAATTTTCTGAGCCTTAATCACTCCATTATCCCAAATCCACTCAACACCTTCCATGACACCATCTACGAAAGCGTCTGGAGCTGACGGATCAGCGACTATATCAGCAGCGGTTGCCAACTGAAAATCTGATTGAACCATTTGAACTCCGCCCTTAGCGTTTGAAGCTTTTAATGATCCCATACCTCTACTAGATACACCTAGTCTCGCACCGTCATCAAGAAGGTTTTTGACTATGTTACCCATAGGAGTACTTAAAATTTTTGCTTTTCCAACGAAATTATTTCCGTCTTCATATAAATCTGTTATTAGATGAGATGTTCTCTCTAAATTAATTGTTGGTCCTTCAGGATGTCCTAATTCACCATAGGCTCTGTTATTATCAATATACTCTTTAGTATATCTAGCGACTTCTTTCTGCATTACCTCTTTAGGGTATACACGACCATTTTTGTTTTTAACTTCTGTCTGAAGCATAACACCTTCGATATAGGCGTTCTTTTTACCTGTCTTAGAATCTACTTCGACTAGATAATTTACATCATCGGACCATTGTTCTGATATTAATTTCATTTTTACCTCTTAAACTGTTGTGAGATCACCATAACGGGATCTACCTACAAATATCATACCGAAATCATTCAACTTTTTCATCCCACCTTTGACTTCAACTTCTTTTTTACTTATTTTATTGAATTTTAACCTATAATCTCTAGCCATTCTAGTCATTGCTTTCATAGTCTGAGGGTCTATGTCTTTACCATCTCGTCTATGATATATTTCAGCGGCTTCATCTAAATTTACAGGACCATCAACTTTCTCTACAGCTTCTTTCCAGAAACTTATACCTTCGTCAATGTCTTCACCCATAAGTTTAACAAACTGTTCAGCTGACTTCTTAGCTGTCTTCATGTCTTTAAAGATACCAAGTTCTTCAAACTCTCTAGCTGACTTAGGTTTGACAAACACACGAACTTTCTTAGAACCTTTCTTTTCAGCGTGATACGCGACTTCTGTTTTCTTAATTTTAGTAGAAGAAATATGATTCTTCTTATCTTGTTTATAAGTAACTTCGTCTAGTTCTGATCTAAGTTCTACGAATGTTTTCATATTTTTTACCTTTGTAAATGTAACATTGAACCAATAGTACCTTTAGAATCCATATCTACTTCATCTATATAAGAAGCTAAGTTTCTTGATAACATAGTAACATCAACTTGAGAAGAACCTAAATGACCTAATTTACTATTCGTAATTATTATTGATCTACCTTTAACTTTAATATCATTTCTTTGTTTACCCAACTTACCAAAAACTTCTTTATTCCAAAATTTGACATTACCTGCATATGGCCAACCTTTGTGTTCACCTTTAGCATAAATCACATTATTCAACTCTTTCTGTAATAGTTTAGCTAAATCTGAAACACTTGACTCATACTTAGAAACATCTATATAGATATGTGAATACTCTATCCTTCTATCTACAGCTGAACCAACTCTATCTTTTGGATTATCGGGTTTGCTATTTACTGTCCAATTTGTATAACCATGTGTGGCTTCTTTAAAAAACCCTTGTCCTGGTTCTGTCCAATTTGACATTTGTTAATCCTCGTTTTTAGGTTCGTTATTCATCCAATCAAGTTGCATCTCAACTCGTTTTAAATCAATAGCATCTAGTTGTTTGTCTTGCATGATCGTCTTAAAAGACTCTCCAGCTTCAATGTTGTCACCATTAGCAACTTGATCTACAAAATTTCTAGTTTTACTTTCCATTATATTCTCCTATTAAAATCCCATATCGTCTTCACCACCTTCTGAACCACCTTCATTTTCAATCTCTTTATCGATATCTTTAATCTCGGCTTCTGATTGTCTAAGAACATTTTTTCTTATCCAAGCTTCAGAATAATACTTACCAACGAATGCGTCTAAATCATTCAGCGTTGATACTCTTTCTCTTAGTATCTCAGCTTCTTTGAGTTCTACAAAATGACCATCTTTCTGAAAGTCATAACTTATGTACTCTTTTGACTTCTTCCAATCATCTTCTGATACTATTTTCTTAAGTAACAGTTGAGTTCTTAGAATGTCGTCAAATACCTTAGAGAATTTAACTCTAAGTCTATCAACGAATCGTGAAAACTTCACTTCATCTCTTGATATTTCAGTCGCTCTACCAATAGCGAATGAATTCTCTTGTTCTAATCTTGAAACAGGTACATTAAGAGACTTGTACAGTTTCTTTTGAAAATATAAAATATCTTCAATCTCACCTAGATTCTGACCACCTGGTAGTGTCGTAATCTCTGTGCCTCGACCACCTTCTCTACGAGGTAACCAAAAATCTTCAAGCATATTCATATGCTTTCTATCGTCTTTAACTTCACCTGTATCAGCGTTATACACTAACTTGTTACGATACGCTGTTTGTACTTCTTTTAAATACTGTTCAGCTCTCGCTTTAGGTAAGTTACCTACATCAATGTAGAAGATTCTTCTCTCTGGTGCTCTTGATATTCTATAAATAACTAGAGCGTCTTCTAACATTCTTAGTTGGTTTACAGACTTCATAGCCTTATGTAAATAACCAACTACAACTTTCTGATTGTAATCAAGTAAACCTGAGGTTACATGAGTTACAGCATCAGAAGAAATTTTAACTGTTTGACCTGTGTTATTACCTGACTTATCGAATCCTTCATTGTTAAAAAGAAAATACTCATTCTCTTTCTGAATGACTTCAACACCTGTCTTCTCGTCTTTCTTCTTTTTGATCTCTCTAATCTTTCTGATTTTTTGAGGATCAATCGGTCTTAAACCTTGAATTCCTGATTTTTCATTATTAGAATCTACCATCTTATGAAAGTAGAGTCTACCATCAACATACCATTTTCTAAATATGTCATGTCCTAACTCACGGAATCCTAGTAAGTCAAGAACTACATTAAACTCGTCACGAATCTTTTCTTTGATACTATCTGAAAAGTGATTAACTCTATCTAAGTTAATCGCTACAGGAGCATCTAAATCGTTTGAAGATATTGATTCGTTAATGATATCTTCAATAGCGCTGTCACATTCAGGAACTAGAGACATTGTTCTGTATCGTGAAACTAGGTCGGCTTCGGTTTTTATACCGCCTTCCATGTCAACGAACTGACCAATGACTCCACCTGTGGCCGCGAAGCCACCCATTCCTTGGTCCTGCCCTATTTCTATTGCAGTACCATCGTTTTGAGGTGGGACGAAGCTCTTTACATTAGGAGCCTCGTCACTCTTTTTCCTCTTTATTTCTAATCCAAATAATTCCATACTAATATTTATAACACACTAAAAGCGTTCTTTACAGAACTCTTTCGAAGTGTGAATATTTGAATGTTACATCTGTTGTTGTGATTTCTTCACCACCCGCTGCATCCATATCGATTGCCGCGATAGAAGTAGGCCACATATTATAAAATTCGTATGTCGCTACTACTGAATCATCTCTACCTAACTGAGAAATAGTCGCTTTGTCTACCATATAATCGTATCCAAGCTCCTCGACTGTAGAATCGTCCATAGGTACGATAGTACCCATCCACGCTTCTATAGCGTTTCTAGCAGAGAATTCTGAATCATTATAGATACCAACAGTCCAATCTTCGAATGATCTGTTACCAGCTAAGTTGAAAGTCAACCCTCTGTGAATTATTTCTACTGGCTCAATAGTTTGTCCAGGTAATGCTGCAGTCTTACATAAAAACTGAATTTTATTACCGGATCTTGGTATGAATACCTCGAATCTATTAGCCCTTAGACCAGCACCTACGAGGTTTGCTTTAAATTGGTTAATTGTTGCCATTTTTTACCTCCCTTATAGATTTGTTGCTGATTCTTGTACGCCACCAGGTGCTCCATAGACTTCTTCGAAATCTACACCACTTCTTGATGCTACAAAAGTTAAAGTTATGAAGTTGATTGATCTAGCCGGCTTCACAAAGATTGAAGCTACGAACTGAGAAGCGTCAACAACGCCTGCAGTGTTATTTGTTTCATCACAGATTACTTGGAAATCATAAATTCCTCGTCTGCCTTGAACTTGTCTTAAGAAAGGTTCAATAGCTGCTCTGAAATTAGCTCTTGTAAATGAATCGTTAAATTCAAATAGTTGGAACTTAGCTGCTGTTGAGATAGCTTTCTCTAACACTATGAACAATCTACGAACATTAATTCTTGAGAAAGCACTTGAGTCATTAGCTGCTAGTGTCTTGTCTCCGAATAATACTGTTCCTTGTCCTGAAAATGTAACAACTGGATTAACTCTAGCTCTATAGAGTAAATCTCTATCAGCTTTTGTAGGGTTAAACGCTAGTTTAGTTACACCGAAAATTTGACCACGATTGAATCCTGCTGGTGAATACCATGCATCATTCGTAAAATCAGTTCTAGCACATAGACCAGCTACTGAACCGTTGTCTGGTACATACACATATCTGTCATTGTACCTATCGTATTGATATAACCAATTTGAACTCATTACAGCGTAACTTGAACCATTCAATGTATCTGCTGTTGCTTTTACATTAGTTGCTCCAGAAACTCCAGAATCTACACAATCAGATTTGACTGGTGAGAAGAATGCTACGCAATCTTTTCTATCTTCTGCTATGTTCATTAATTGATTATAGTAGCTTGTTGCTTCGGCTCTTGTTGTTACAGCAGTACCACTTCCGTTGTCTGCTTGAGGTGAACCTGAAATTATTAAGCTTATATCTTGATTATCTGCACTACCAAAATGTGTATCCCATGCAGTTATTTTTTGAGATGTTGTTGGTTGATTTCCATCTGCACCATTAGTGAAAGATAGAGAATCAGGTAAAGTACCTGTTCCAAAAGTGACTCCCGCAGCTGCTGAACCGGCTGATCCCATAGTAGCACTATGGTCTAACCAGTAAACATATTCGCTTTGGTTTTCAATAACTGTAACATAGTAGTTAGTTGCACCGAAGTCATTCTTAGCATCTGAAGCTTTAGATAACGCTTCATATTTTTCTAAGATTGTTCCAGGAGTACCTGAAATTTCACCATCTTCGTCAAGAACTACGATATGTAACTCGTCTGTAACACCAGCACTAGCTCTTCCAGCAGCGTAAGCTGAGGTACCAGGTGCTCCGTTAAATTGACGCGCAAATTCCCACTCTCTTGAGACAGATGCACCACTTGAAACAGCGGCTGTCAATCCTTGAGTAGAATCGTCTTCTTGTGCAATTGTAACTGTTGCGGCTCCGGTTGACCCAGAGTCAAAAGTAATTGCTGATATTTTATATCTTGTAGTATCTGAACCAATAGCTGTAATAATGTCACCAACTATGAATTTTTCACCTAGAGTTACTTCGATTGAAGTACCAGCTAAGGCTGAAGTTCCATTAGTTGTTGTAACACCAGATTGAGCATATGGATTGGCTCCACCACATACTGAAACTTTAAGTGAATTACCTAAAGATCCAGCGTATCTAGCACCATAATTTCCAACAGAGGCTGCACCCGTGTTGTAATTATCGCGATAATGAGTTAAGTTTTTGATTAACAAAGACTGCCCACTTGTTGTTGTCGCGTTTACCATACTGGTAGTCGCGATTCTAACTACTTTTAAGTCTATCCCGTAATCCAGAAAGTTAGCAGCAGGATAAAAGTGTTCTGCAGCGATATCTGTATTAGCGGGTTCCCCAAAGGATTCAACAAG